GCCCAGACCCTAATGTGTAGCAATAGCGGAGATGCCTTTAGCATTGTGTTAAACCAGCTGCGTGAACGCGCCCTATCTAATGCATCTAAGACCTTTGGCTTTTACGAATACAGCGCGCCACAGTTTGCCAAGATTACAGACCGCGCAGGATGGATAGCGGCTAACCCAGCCCTAGGCCACACGATTACTATGGAGTCAATCGAGGAGGCGTTAAATACGCAATCGGTTGAGCAATTTAGAACCGAAACCCTGTGCCAATGGATCGACAGCCTGCAATCGCCTTGGCCTTACGGATCAATCGAGGCAACCAGCGATGCCGCCCTAAAAATGTCACCAGGGCCGCTTACAGTATTTGCCTTTGACGTAAGTCCGAGTCGCCGCGATGCAAGCCTCGTTATGGGCCAACTACTTTCCGATGGCCGTGTAGGTGTTGCCGTATTAGAAACCTATAACAATCAGGTAGCAGTAGATGAGCTAAAGATCGCAGCTAGTATCAAAGGCTGGTGCGATATGTACTTCCCGCGCACAGTTTGCTTTGACAAATACACTACGGCATCTATCGCCAAGCGGCTAGAACTATCTGGCGTTGCAGTTCGCGATGTATCGGGTGCTGAGTTTTATACAGCTTGTAGCGATCTGCATGATGCCCTAAGTAACGGCCGCCTGGCTCATAGCGGCCAAGAATTGCTAGTGCAGCATATGAATAACTCAGCTGCCAAGATCAATGACAGCGCGTGGCGTATTGTGCGCCGTAAATCTGCCGGGCCTGTAGATATTGCAATCGGCCTAGCGATGGTCATCCATATACTTGCCCAGCCAATACAAGAAGCCAAGATATACGCTTAGCGACACGCCGAGGCAGATCGGTAATGTGCTTGACATTTTGGAAAAATCCTACTCATGGGATTACTGGAAACTCTAGGCTTAAAAGCTAAGGCAGAAGTAACTGCCCAATATGCCCCTGCCATCATGGACAGTACATACGGCGCAGGCATGTATAGCTATAACAGCGGCCTATCTAATTATGGTTATGGCGTTGCCATCGATCGCAATATGGCGTTACAAGTACCTAGCGTTAGCCGTTGCCGCAACTTAATTGCAGGCGTTATATCTAGCATTGAATTAGGCCTGTACAAAAAATCTACAGGTAAAAAATTAGAATCCCCGGTATGGCTAGAGCAACCAGATATACGCCAGCCGCTTAGCGTAACCTTGGCTTACACAGTCGATGCCTTGCTGTTTTATGGCGTTGCTTATTGGCGTGTTACATCGCTTTACGCAGATGATGGCCGCCCATCAGGTTTTGAATTTATCCCTAATACTCGCGTTACTGTAACTACAAATCAGTACGGCGATGAGGTCGAGTATTACTCAGTCAATGGCGTGCGCGTACCTATGGGCGGCATTGGCAGTTTAGTTACTTATCAAAGTTTATTGCCTGGTGTATTACAAACTGGTGGCCGCACAATACAAGCTGCGCTAGATATACAAAAGGCTGCAGCTGTTGCTGCTGCTACGCCTATGGCGACCACAATTCTTAAAAATACTGGTGCTGATCTACCAGAAGCGCAGATCCAAGGTTTACTAGCGGCTTGGAAAGCAGCGCGACAAAATCGCAGCACTGCTTATTTAACTAGCACACTAGAGGCGCAAAATCTTGGCTTCAGCCCTAAAGATATGACATATAACGAAAGCAGCCAGTACCTTGCTACTGAAATTGCACGCCTAATGAACGTGCCTGCTTATTACATAAGTGCAGATATGAATAACAGCATGACATATCAAAATATTTTAGATGGCCGTAAAGAATTTGTGGCTTACTCATTACAGCCATTTATTAGCGCAATCGAAAATCGTTTAAGCATGGATGACATAACCGCGCATGGTAATCGTGTGCGTTTTGCTGTTGATGAAACTTTCTTACGCGCTGACACTATGGCGCGACTAGATGCAATAGAGAAAATGTTAAACCTAGGTTTAATTGATGTTGAGCAAGCACAATCTATGGAACAGCTAACGCCTAATGGATCAGGAGATACTGCAAATGTTGCACTTAACGTTTAATAACGCAATCGAGGCGGCCGATACAGAACGCCGCATGATTACAGGCAAGATCGCGCCGTACGGCGAAGTGGGTTACACATCTGCTGGTCCGGTTGTATTTGAACAGGGATCTATTTCAATACCTGATATAACAAAAATTAAATTGCTAATGCAGCATGACACAAATAAGCCAGTTGGTCGCGCTACATATTCAAGCGATGATGAAAACGGCGTATATGCATCGTTCAAAATTTCAAGTAGCAGCCGGGGACAGGATGCTCTTGTACTAGCTCAGGAAAATCTCGTATCTGGCTTATCCGTAGGCGTGGATGTATCCGCGTCTAAGCAGATGAAAGGTTACCTGTCCGTTACCGCTGCAGTCCTGAAAGAGGTAAGCCTTGTGGAGTCGGCTGCCTTTGATTCAGCGGCAGTAACTGATATTGCAGCCGCTAAAGCTGCACTAGAAGCAGCAAGCACAAAAACCACAATCATCCATACAGAGATGATTGAAACCGAAACCGAAACCGAAAGCGAGGCAGCTGTGACTACAGCCCCTATTGATACACCGGATGTACCGGCAGAAAAACCAGTCGAGGCTGCACCAGTTCAAGCAGCACGCCAGATTATTCGCCCATCCGTATTAGACAGCCAGACAGTACGCACACCAATTACATCAATGCCGAAATACACAGAGCATAAGATTAAGGCTGCCTTAGGCAACCAAGATTCAATGCTTTTTATTTCTGCAGCCGATGATTCATTCGCGACAAATCCTGCATTTAATCCAACACAGTATCTATCAGAGTTTATTACTAATACACGTTTCCCACGCAGCGCAATTGATGCCTGTAGCCGTGGAGTATTGCCAGCAACCGGCACTACAATAAATGTGCCTTCACTTGTTGATAGCAACGGCGGCCTAAACGGCGTAGCACCTACTGTAACTGTAGAGGCAGAAGCTGGTGCAGTATCTAATACTGGCATGGTTACAGAATATTTATCTGGAACAGTATCCAAGTACAGCGGCATGAATACGCTAAGTGTAGAGCTCCTAGAACGCACTAACGATCCCAACTTTTTTGCCGAGCTTACAAATCAATTGCAAGTGGCATATATGAACGCAACAGATGCAGCAGTTATTGCCGCAATCAATGCAACAGGCTTTCAAAGCACAAGCGTTGCAGCAACAGCTGCAGGTTTAATTTCTTACACAGCTGAAAGCACAGCCAATGTTTACAAGAACAGCGGATATTTTGCGCAAAACTTTGTAGGCAGCACAGGTATTTACAACCTACTACTAGGAGCAGTAGATACAACAGGCCGCCCAATCTTTAATGCCTACCAACCTAACCCATCATCACTAGCCAACGCTGGCGGTATGGTTAGTAACAATTCCGTGCGCGGAAATATGCTTGGCTTAGATCTTTATGTAGATCGTTTTATGACTGCAGGCGTAGCTGATAACTCAGCATTTATTTTAGCCCCTGAAGCGTTTACAGTTTATGAAAGCCCACAGGCATTTATGTCAGTTAATAAAGTGTCTAACCTTCAGGTAGAGATTGCAATTTATGGATTCATGGCAACTATTGCCAAAATTCCTCACGGCATCTGTCGCTTAAATATCACCTAAGTCATAACCCTAATAGTCGGTAGGGCATTAGCCCTTTGCCCTACCGACCCTATCTAAGTAAGGAGTGCCAAAATGCCGAGCAGTTATGTGACCATGCAAGAATTAAGAAATAATCTCGGAATTGGGACTTTGTACCTAGACGCTACGGTTGAAGAGTGCTGCCAAGCCGCGCAAGATCAAATTAACAGTTTCCTTTGGTTTGATTCTGCACCAGTCGTGGGGACTGCATTGGTAAGCAACGTTGCAACCGTAATGATCGCTAACCCCGGCATATTTACTGCCACAGAATCGGTAACTATTGCCGGGGCTGGATCAACCTTTAACGGCACTTACACAATTACAGGCACTATTCCATTTAGCACAGGCACAGCTACTAGCTTGCCTGCATTTAATATGCAGTTAAATTATTATCAGCATCCACTAGGTTATAGTTTTATTCAGTTTGCTAAGGTTGCAGCAGATCAAAACTTTAGGCGCGTACTGCCCTACGGCAGCGTTACAGGTGCAGATACAAAGACTGCTGCCTACGTTAATACAGCCAGCGTTAGAGAAGCCGCGATGATTTTGGCTACAGACATTTGGCAAGCGCGCCAGGTATCCCAGACAGGCGGCGTAGGACTCGATGGCTTTAGTCCAAGTCCCTATCGCATGGGAAATAGTTTAATTGGAAAAATCCGCGGGTTATTAGCCCCGTACATAAACCCGAATAGCATGGTGGGGTAAATGCCTACGGCTGCTATTACAACCCTGCGTAGCACCATCGCAACTGCTTTAACCAATAACGGCGTATGGTCGGTATTCGCATATCCACCTGCAACCATTTTGGCTAACAGCTGCTTGGTAATCCCAGCAGATCCATACATCACGCCAAGCAATAACAGCTACGCGACAATATCGCCGCTGGCTAATTTTAAGATCCTGCTAACCGTGCCAATGTTTGATAACCAAGGCAACCTGCAGGGCATTGAGGATTTTATAGTTGCAGCCTTTGGATTACTGGCTGCATCATCTATTGTATTTAATGTAACCAGCGTTAGCGCACCGGGAACGTTAGATGCAGACTCAGGGCCGTTACTGACGGCTCAATTCGATATATCCGTACTAACGAGCTGGAGTTAAACACATGTCACTTACAGATGAGGAAAAAGCGTTCTTGGTCAAGATCGGACAGATCGAAGCCGAACCAGTAAAAGAAACAAAACCAAAACCAACCGAGAAAATAGAGGAATAAATCATGGCCATTTATTTATCCAATGGTGTCGTAGTGACTTTGAACAGCGTTGCACTAAGCGACCATGTAACAATGGCTACGATCAACCGCGTATTTGACGAGCTAGAAATTACAGCGATGGGCGATTCGAGTCATAAATTTACCAAGGGCTTGGAAGCTTCTACCATACAGCTGGACTTCTTAAACGATACAGCTGCATCAAATGTAAACGCAACCCTGCAAGCAGCCTGGGGTACAACCGTAGCCTTAACGCTTAAGCAGACAAGCGCAGCAGTATCTGCTACGAACCCGCTATACAGCACTACAGTGCTTGTAAACAATACTCAAGATATTAATGGCGGCCCAGCTGACGTTAGTACTCAAAGCATTACCTTTACTTGTAATTCAGTCATCGTAATTACTACTTCATAACTAATAGAATAGGGGCTAACAAATGGCTAAGTTAAAGATCACTAGGGCCGATGGCACAATATCTGAGCATCAGGTAACGCCATCGATCGAATACGCGTTTGAGTTATATGCTAAAAAAGGTTTTCATAAAGCCTTTAGAGATGACGAGAAGCAGTCAGATGTTTATTGGTTAGCGTGGGAGTGCATAAGAGCTGGCGGCGAAACCGTGCCTATGTTTGGCGCACCGTTCTTAGCAACTCTTAAAAAGGTTGAGGTTCTGGATGATGACCCGGAACTATAGGGCGTGACTCGTTTACTTACTTGATCGCACGGATCAGTC